TAAAATGTTGAAAACACGTGGTGTGATTTCCGAAAATTATGTTGATTTAAAACCAATCACTATAATTGAGGCTTCTCCAAAAACTACTTGGGAAAATAAATTTGCTCAATTTTTGGCTGAAGAAGCTAAAGCTGAAGAGAAAAAAACAACCAAAGAAGTAGAGGATATTCAAGCACATAACTACGACTATAAAGACCAAACTAACCTTGATAACCAAATTGGTCAAGAAGTATTGAATGGTCTATATTTTGAAGGCAGAGAAAATCCAGACAAAACATTAGCCGAACTTCGTAAAATTGTAGAAAAAAACTTAGCTAAAGACAGACAGTACTATATGAAAAATGCTGCATTTGGTGTTAAAGGATTGGGATACAAGCAAACAGAAGTAGAAGAAGTAGCTGGTAAGCATGCTTCATCTGGTTATTCTGATAAACTAAAGAAAATGGTTAAGGAATCTTTAGTAAAAGAAGAACTTACAAACCCACTTTCAACTTCTGCTGAAGATTTAGCAGAAAAAGTAATGAGGTGGTATGATTTTAACACCGATTATATAGATGATGGTGGTCAAAGAAGAACTGCTTTAAAAAGAAACGAAAACGTAGTTCAATGGTTTAAAAAACACGATGCTGAATTACAAGCAGCAGCTAACCAGATAATTAAAGGTAAAAAAGGCAAAAGCTTGAATGAAGCTTCTGATTTTGAAGATAAAATGGCTCAACTTAGAATGCTTCAAATGCAGAAAAAAACAGGTGGTGCTCCTAATCAAAAAGTAATTAACAAGAAGCAAACATTAACACAGAAGTTAAACATGCTTAAAAAAGCATATTTTGATTTAATTTCTGCTATGGAAAAAGAAACAGATCTAGAATTTGCTGTATCCGGTGATTGGTATCAAGAACAATTAGATGATCTAGAAAACTCAATTGGTGATTTAGAAACTAAAATCAGCTCTATTAACGAAAACATAGAAGTAGTTGGAATGGAAGAAGCTGAGGTTGAAAAAGCTGAACCAAAAGCTGAAAAGAAAGCAGTTAAAAAGGAATCTTTGGATGCTGAACTAGCTGAAATTGATACTCAAGCTGGAATCGTTGCTATGGAAGCTAAGTTGGACAAAATCAGTGAAATGATTTCCACTAAGATGGAACGTTTAAGCATGATCGAAGAAGATGCTAACCTAGCTGAACTAGTAGATAAAGGCAAGATGAAAGTCATGCAAAAGGAAATCAAAGTCTTAGAAAAAGCTAAAGCTAAGATGGAGAAAATGTACGAGAAAATGACTGGCAAAACTTATACCAAAGAAATGGTAGACGAATCCTCATTTGACAATGAATAAGCAATTACTTATTGAAACCCACCCTATTAAAATTTCTGCATCCCCACTAACTGAAAATGTTGGTGGGGTAAAGAAACCTCTAATAGTAGAAGGTATACTAGCTACGGCTGAGGTTAAAAATGGTAACGGTAGATACTATGCTCGTGATTTATGGGATCGCGAAATGAAAAAATATTCCGAGCAAATAAAGCAAAGACGTGCCATGGGTGAATTAGACCACCCTGAATCTCAAGTTATTAACCTAAAAAACGTATCTCATATCATATCCGATTACTGGTGGGATGGAGATAATGTAATGGGTAAAATTGAAATTCTTGGTACCCCATCTGGTCAAATTTTAGAAGCATTAATCCGCAACAACGTTACCGTAGGTGTATCTTCCCGAGGAATGGGTTCATTAGAGCAAAATGGTAATGTAATGGAAGTACAAGATGATTTCGAATTATTATGTTGGGATTTTGTTTCTACACCATCCAATCCAGGCTCATATATGTCAGTATTGCGAGAGGGTAAAGAATATCCTACTACAAACTACAGTAAAGTAAACAGCATTATACACGAGATACTCTGCTCTAAAGGCAGTTGTCCTATTAATTAAAAAAATATTCCGTATTGCAATCTGGAATAGTTTGATTTTATATAATACTCCCCAACGGACGCTACCGAAGGATGTGCCCCTCTTAGGATAGTCTCCTAAGACCAAAGCCCTCTCTGGAGGGCTTTTCGCGTTTTAAAAAATCCTAATATACGTATAATCGTAAATGTGCTATCCCCGCTATATAGCACCATATTTTTAATTTATATTATTACGTTACTATCTAATAAACGTATTTCACTAAACAAAATTTTAGGACAAATGACAAACAGAGACTTGCTTAAAGAAGCAATCGCTGACGCTAAAGCTGTTAAAGAAACTGCTATAGCTAACGCAAAAGCTGCTTTAGAAGAGGCATTTACTCCACATTTAAAGTCTATGTTGGCCGCTAAATTAGAAGAAATGGACAAAGACGAAGACGTTGAAGAAGCCATGAAAGCTAAGAAAGAGAAAGACATGATGGAAGAATTTGAAGTAAATGAGGTAAAGGATGAAATCGAAGAAGAATTCGATTTGAACGAAATCCTTGCGGAACTTGAAGAAGGTGAAGACAAAGACGAAATGTACGAAGCTGAAGAAGAAGAAATGGAAGCCGGAGAAGAAGGCGAAATGGAAGCTGGCGAAATGGGAGATGAAGAAATCGACCTAGAAGACATGACCGAAGATGATCTTAAATCTTTTATCGAGGATGTAATTGCCGACATGGTAGCTGCAGGTGAATTGGAAGCTGGAGAAGAAATGGAAGCCGAGATGGGCGACATGGAAGCTGAAGAGGAAATGGGCGACATGGAGGAATTAGAAGAAATGGACGACGTAAGTTGGGAAATGAAAAACAATCCTGCAAAAGGTGCAACTATGAAAAACTTAGCCCCTACAAAAGTAGGACAAACAACTGTTAACGAAGTTGAAGATGTTGAAGAAGTAACAGGAGCAAGTGGTGGATATGATCCATCTAGCGCTGCTGGAGCTGGTTTAGAAAATATCATCAACAGTATTACAGCTCTTATTAAAAAGGGTGGACCAGCTGCTAAAAAGGCTTATGCTGTGTTACAACAATTAGGTGCTGGAGCTGCTGCTGGTATGAGAGAAGGTGAAGAAGAAATGGACGAAATGGAAGAACTTAAAAAAGAACTCCAAGAAGTTAATTTGTTGAACGCCAAACTTTTGTACACCAACAAAATCTTCAAAGAAAAAACCCTTAACGAAAGCCAAAAAATTAAAGTATTGAAGGCATTTGATAAGGCAGGATCTGTAAAAGAAGCAAAACTAATTTTTGAAACATTGAACGAAGGAATGGTATCTAAAACTGTTAAATCTTCTATGATGAACGAAATTAAGAGCAGCGCTTCAAAACCTACAGGTGTTATCCGTGAAAACAGACAACCAATTGTAGAAGTTGACCCAATGGTAGCCAGATGGCAAAAACTAGCTGGTATCAATAAATAATTAAAATAATAACTTAAAACAAACAATCGAAAACAATGAGCTTACAATCTCTTTTAGAAAGCGCAAACCCATATCACTCTGTACAGGGTGATGCTGCTAGATTAGCTAGCAAATGGGAAAAAACAGGATTGCTAGAAGGTTTGGCTGGTACACATAAGAACAACATGAGTATCATCCTTGAAAACCAAGCTAAGCAATTAGTAGTTGAAACATCTCAAACTGGTGGTGGTACTGCTTCAACAGGTACATTCACTGCAGGTGTAGGTGAGCAATGGGCAGGAGTTGCTCTTCCATTGGTAAGAAAAGTATTTGGTCAAATTGCAGCGAAAGAATTCGTTTCTGTTCAACCAATGAACTTACCTTCTGGTCTAGTATTCTATCTTGACTTCCAGTACGGAACTACAAAAGCTCCATTTGCTGCTGGTAATTCTGTATATGGTTCTTCTAGTGCTGCTGAACAACCATTTGGTAACACCAACGCTGGTGGTTTATACGGTGCTGGTAGATTTGGATATTCTATCAACAACACAGCTTCAGCTGTAACTGCTACTCAAGCAACTGCTTCTTGGTCTAACTTGAATTTTGATTCTACTTACTCTGCTTCTGCTGTTGCTGGTCAATACAAAGTAGTAACTGTAGATATGACTAGCATCAACGCTGACTTAGCTGGTGCCCGTGGATTTATTCTATCTGGTTCTAACTTGACAGTAGCTGAAAACTTACCTCAATTTACTACTGTAGCTGGTAATAACGTATCTTTTGTAATTAGTGGATCTGATGCAACTTCTCAAGCTGCTACTGGTGTTGCATACACTTTGTTATTCCAATTACAACCAACTGACAGATTCAGAGGTGACTTTGAAGATGGAAACAATGGTTTGAATGTTAACAATACTCCAATTTCAATCCCTGAAATCAACGTACAGATGAAATCTTCTGCTATCGTTGCTAAAACTCGTAAATTGAAGGCTGTATGGACTCCTGAATTTGCTCAGGATCTTAACGCTTACCATGCTCTTGATGCTGAAGCTGAATTGACTTCTATCCTTTCTGAGTACATTTCTTTGGAAATTGACCTTGAAATCTTGGATATGTTAATAGAATCTGCTGCTGCTGGAACTGAAGTATGGTCTGCAGTTAATAACGTAGCTATCGTTGACAACGGATCTAACGGAACTATCTCTAACTTAGGCTTCTATAACAGCCAAGGTCAGTGGTTCCAAACTCTTGGAACTAAAATCCAGAAGTTAAGCAACATTATTCACCAGAAAACTCTTCGTGGTG